CCCCGCAGCAATCGGCGTTGCAGCCTTCGTTCCGAGACGCAGGTTCTTGGTATACCAGACGTTCAGGCCACAAAAGAATGCCTCGTTCGCGCTTATTTGAGTGAGTGTAAACGTGAGTTTCAGCGCGAGCGCCTGAGCCGGCGTACTCATGGACGCACCGTCGATCTTGCCGCCCACCATCTTGTGTAGCCGCATGTCTCCGGCGGTGAGTCCTGCTCCGACAAACGAGGTAAAGTCGGTTACTCCGGTGGCGACATAGGCGTCTCCGCCAGAGGCGAAGTTGGTTCCTGAAAGACCCAACGTGATCGGGTTGTAGGTGAGCGCGATAGCGACCGTGTCTCCCGTGGTGATGTTGCCAGTAAAAATGTACGCCTCGAGGTCGATATCGTCCGTCAGATCCCAATCCACCATGTCGGGGAGTTGGGCTGCGAGGACGTCCGCAGTCGTGATCCCAAGCCCGCTAAATAGGGCCAGGCCGCTCCCTCCGGACATTTCCGCGACTGGAGACACCGGCGTTCCGGCGACCTCTCCAATCAGCCCACCCACCCCGTCCGCTCCACCGTCGTCCGTGTCGATGTTCCCAACAATGAAGCTCTGCCACGGCATCCAAAACCGATCCCGGACCTTGTAACGTGTTCCTCGTCTTGACATTGTTCAGTCTCCTATGGGGGGCGGCCCCGAGGGCACCGCACCCCCGCACAGGGTTTGCCTACGTGGTTCCGCCGACGAAGCCCCGCCAACCGAAAGCACCCGAGGAGAAGAAGAAGTCGATCTTCGCCGTGATGCCGTAGTTGTCAAAGTCCTCGTTGGTCCGCTCCTGGATGCCCTGCCGCGTGAACCAATAAAGCTGATGGTCCGCAGCCTGGCCGGCCCAGAAGGTTGCCGACTGGATGAAGTGCCACGGAACGATCTCGAAATTGTAGTCCCGTCCGATGACGTTGACTGCGTTCTCGGTCGTGTCGTGACGCTGCGTGGAGTTCCTGATCTCCGAAGCCAGCGGAGCGTTCGCCGGAGCGACAACCAGCCGGGTCATCGGACTCGCGATCGGGAATCCTCGTTCGTTCACCATCGTATCCATGTTCGTCAGCATGTCCTGGAGTGAGTCGTGATCCAGGGTCGCGTTGATGTAGTTGGATGCAGTGGTCGCCGTTCCCAAGACGTTCAGAGGAAGCGGATGGTCGGTGGCGGCGAGCGCCTTCGTGTCCGGAAGCGCGTAGTCACCGGTGGCGGTCATGTTCACGAAGATGCGCGAAGCCCAATACTCCTGTGTATTGAGACCCGCGGTCATCAGCGCCCGAGACCGGCGCGGACCGAGACGGTCAACGTCGTTCATCAGGAACGGCTTGGTGAACTGGATCTGGAGACCGTACCAGGCGTGAATGAACGCCTTGGTGTACCGATGTTTGAAGTCATCGGTCGGCCACGCTTCGGGCAGTTCTCCGTCGATCGCCGAGGCCATCCCGAGGGACGCCTCTTCATGCAAGACCTCGGAATATCGATCCGAGTTCTCCATGTTGAACAGCATGGGGAACATCTGCTTGCGCTTGTTGTACTCGTCGACCATGACTGACTTGACGTAGGCCGATCGCGAAGCGATGAGATGGTCCCACTGTGTCGTTGACATACTCATGTGAGATCACTCCTTTCTAGGCGAAGCCTACCGTGGACCAGACAGTCGCAGCCAAACGGATCCGGACCATCATGATCGGATACGTGTTGGCGTCGAGGTCGTTGCCCGGGAAGTTGGACGGACCGATGAGGATGAGAGCATGTCCAGCGTGAGCGGTTTCCTCTATGGCAACCTTGGACAGCTTCGTGGCGGAATCGCCGGCAACGGCGGTGCCCTCGACTGGATAGGCGCTGAACGCCGTGGTGTACTTGGTCGTCCAGTTGTCGCCGGTGGCGTTGGCTTGGATCTCGAAGATGGTGTCCATCGGATCCCAGACTTCAAGCATCCCGCCGCCGCTGGTGTTTGCGGCCTTGTACTCCGCGGCAACGCCGCAGATCAACACCTGGGCCGTGGTGGGATTCGCGTCAGACGCGAGCTTGTCAGCACCCGCGGTCGTGGCGAGAATCAGGTCCCCGATGAAAGTCTCCGCGTTGTCGGTGACAAGCTGAACGCTGAGTGTCTTCGCGTTCCGCCCACCACCCATCGGTCGGAGACCAAAGGGGTTGTATGGTAGGGCCATGTCGGATTACTCCTTCATGCACCCCGTTGGGAAGGATCATCCCCCTGTCGTTCCAGCCACCTCGGACCCTGCTTGACGGCGACGTCTTCCTTGACCACGACTCGAGGGTCACTCGTATCGAGCATCCCGCGATTCTTGATGGCGTTCTCTCTCGCGTGTTCCTGCTTCTGGAGGGCTTTGTGAGTTTCCATTCTCATGAAGACCGGGTAATGCAGGTCGATCATGATCTTGTTGCCCACGACATTCGGAGTGATCGGAGTCCTCGTCCCGTGCGCCTCGAAGTCTGCCTGGAGATGCTCGGGAGTGTAGACTGCCCATCCCACCGTGAGTTGCCCACGCTCCCGTGCCCGGTCACTCACCCATCGAATGACCTTGTCCGGCGGCGGTTTCAGCATGTGGAACTTCGGTAGAGCTTGATTACCAGTCTGGATCAGGAGTTCATCGTCGTTGTAGTTCGCGTCATCGAAGACGGAACCGGGGTCGTCCTTGACCTTGGTGGGGGCTTCCTTGCCCGACGAGGAAGCGTCTTTGTTTTTGGTCGTCGGCTCGGTCATTAGCCCCTCCGTGCGAGCTTACGGCCCGCCTGCTTGAGTCCGTCCTTGAGATCCGCCTTTGCGCCCGGGTCGGTGATGCCCCAATTATCCTGGAGCGTTTTCGCTGCTCCGGTCAACTCGGTGGCTTCGCCTTGCTCCTGGCGCTGGCGTTCTCCTGGACTCCTGCGTGAAGGTGTTCCGAATGAACGAGTCGCGTGATCTGCACGACGCTCTCTACCGTTTTCCATGACTGTCTCCCGTCTGATGTCCGCGGACACCAACTTTGCTGCGTTGTACTTCACCATAGGCCCGGTCATCCCCTGTGCTTGAAGGAGATCGATCTGAGCGTTGAGAGCGACCAGATGCGGATGATCTACCTGTTTGGTCGACAGGGCGGTCCGCAACCAGTCGTTCTCCTGGAGGGCGAGGACATCGTAGGGAAGTTGGGCCGCGAGATCGTTGGCGGCGTCTCCGCCGGCCTGCCGGGGTCTCGCTTCCGCCTTGGTTCGAGAGGTCAGGACCTCGGTGAACCTGTCATCGCCAGTAGAGTCGGCGAGGTTCTTGAGTTCCTGGTTGGAGAAGAGTGGGAAAGGATCAGGGGAAGGCTCACTTTGGACCGGTTGGCCTGGGAGCTTGGCGCCAGCGAGCGCACGTTGTAGGGCCGCAGGGTCAATCGGCGCCTCTGTTCCGGCGTCGACAGGGATTCCCGCCCCCGATTCCTCTCCCGAGTGAGACTCGGCCGGAGGAGGTACGGACCCCGGCTCTGTCTCATGAGATTCCATCGGATTGAGTGGTGCGGTCTCTTCAAGCTCGACCTGCACCGGTGGAGTCGTATTCTGCTGATCTTCCCGGTCCATCACTCACCCCCTGACTGTTCGAGTTTCTCGAGGATCAACTGCATCGGGATATGACTTTCCCCCGCTTCCATCGCCAACTCGGCGACTGCGTGGAACGTAACCCGCATCTTCGATTCCTCCATGAGACGAGTGTGAACCGCGTTCACTCCCGCCTGCAAGACAGCCAGCTTGCTCGGATTCTTCTCTTCATGAAGTCTCTGAGCGGTGAGGAAATACTGTAACCTCCACACATCCAATAGGTGTTTCCACCCCGGGCTGTCAAGCGTGTTTACTATTTCTTTCAGATCGACGATCGACTGCATCCGTCGCTGACCGGGCATATCGTGACCACACATGATGCAGTACGGGTCATCTCCCGCCCGCAACCCTGCTTCCTCGTTGGGGTTAGAATTGTCCGCCACTTTCTCCTCCTACAATTCCTGACAGTTCGTTCTGTCTGCCCGCGTCTGCGGTTGCCAGCGGGTCCTGGCCGTCCAGCGGTACTCCTTCCTGCTGTCCACCCTGTTGCGCCGCCGCAGCCTGTGTCGACTGGAGGCGTTTGTGATGCTCGATGTGTTCGGTGATGAGTTCCGCCGCCCCTGGAAGCTGCGCGTACGGCGTCTGGAGGCTCTGCATGTGCCCCTCGATGTGGATTTCGTGGTTGTCGTCCGCCCTCGGAGGCCACGGAATCCCCTGAACGAGCATGACCGTTTCCTGCTCCGGGGTCCTCGGTCCGGATGCGGACTCGGCCGGCAGGTGCCCGGTGATCTTCGCCGGGGCCTTGTAGTCCGTCGCCTCGAGAACATCCTCGACGAGTTGACGTTGGACCGCGAGGCTCTGGAGGATCGGGTTCTGCTGGAAAAGTTGGTAGCGCATGAAAGCCGCGCTCCGCACCAGTTCCTTGTTCGCGAGCAGGGCCGACGTGATGATCTGAACATCGTAGCCTTGCCGGAGGTCGTTTCGGGACATATTGTGGATCTCCTGAGTCCCTGACACCCTGAACTCAAGCTCCGGGTCTCCGAAGGCTCCGTAGAGTTGCATGGAGCTATCCACGATATCCTCGAGTGTCCATCCGAACCGTCGGAGGAACTTCCCGATCGCCTGCTGGCCTTGCTGTAGGGCCATCGCCATCCCGCTCGCGGTCGCCCGGTTCGGGAGATTCCCCCTCTGGACATCGCTCGAAGGGATCATCCGCTGTGCGAAGGCCATGATCTGCCCGAAGTTGGCCGAGTCCGCGGCTGTGGACACCGGCATCCGGGGAAAGACCACTGAGGACGGGTCGTCGACCGGGACACCCTCGCCGGGTTTCAGGTTGTAGATTTGAGGCGTCAGGGTTGATCCGGTCCGGTAGAGGAACCAGGGGTTCGTCAGGATCGAGTTTCGATCGTTGGTCTGATTCCAGAGGGTGTTCGCTTCCGCCTGGAGGGCAGCGACAAACGCCGGGACACCGAGGCAGGTCGGCTCCTCGTCAACAAAGATGAAGTCGCTGTTGATGATCGCCTCTTTCCCGTGAGGGAAGATGCTTTCATGGTAGTCGACGCGGAGCAGGTGCCGTTTCGTCCCTTGGTCGATGAGTGTGGTAACGATGATCTTCTCGGGATGCCCATCACGGTCGAGGTCGTAGTCGAGGAAAATCTTCTGGATGTGGTAGCGGTAGCGCCGGCGAGCCGACTCGACATCCGGGGCTTGACGGGAGACGGTCGTGTTCTGCTCTGACCGGAACGACTGATCGGCCGTGTCCTGTGCCCGGTGCGCCTTTAACAGTTGGCTCCGGAGTTTGTTGGAGATAGTCCAGAACCCCGCGTCCGCTTTCTCGAGGACGTCAGCGAGGTTGGGCCACTCGTTGTAATACTTCATCGAAGACTCGGCCGGTGTAATACCGTCCGCAGAGACGAGGACGTCACCGATGTCTGGGATCTCGAGCGACGGCGCGTTATACACCGTGTCCCACTGGTCGACTTCGTACTCGATCTCGTCATCCACGGGGTACGAGCGGTCGACATCGCGAAGGACCGTAACGGTCGCCTCTCGCCTTGTCCCTCTGTCCTCGTACTTCACGAACGCGACGGACCGATCCTTATCGAACCGGCTGACCTCTGTGAACTGGTCCTTGAAGTGGTACTGCGCGACGGTGACGGGATCCTTCCGTCCACCGAGTTCGGAGATGGGGACAGGCCAGCACTCGCGGACGCGCCTGCGCTTGCGTACCCAGAGGACGAGGGCGGGGCACCGCCCGTACATGACGGTCTTGTGCGCCAGGCGGTCGAGCTTTGGATGCACCTTCATCTGGCGGTAGAGTGCATGATTGCAGAACACCTCGACGCCCTTGACGCGGCCGACGTCCCCTGCTTCCGTCGGGACCATCGTGACGAGGTTGTTCCCCTGATCGACAAGCCCCATGAGTCCAGTGTGCATCTCTTCCGTGGAGACGGTCGTGATTGGGATGTGCAAGTTCGACGATCCCTTCCACGGTTGCGTCTTCGCGGGGAGGATCCCGAGGTATGCTCTCCTGTACTTCGACAGCTTGGAGTACCAAGGGAGCCAGTCGGAGTTGTCGTTAAACCAGCGGTCCTCGATATGGCGGATGAGCTTCTTTCTTTGCTCTGCGCTTACAATGATCTTTCTCGGCATCTTTAATACCCCGTGTCTACGCCATCGACGTAGGCGACATCCAAGTCCTCGAGTGAAGGAAGGTTTTCCATAACCCTCGGGTCAGGGTTCCGCGCCGCCTCGCGAAGCTGCCTGATGTTCGGTCCCCATGTTCGGAGGTATCGAAGACAACTGACGTGGTCGTCCGGACCCACGGGTGTCTTCTTCGCCTCGAAGTTGTCGTCCTGTTTCCACTTCATCATCTGGAGGCCGGTTCGGATCCCGGCACAGTGGTTCATAACCGTCAGGAACGGGAGTCCCGTCTCCTCGTCGAGCGCGAACCACTCGTTCGTCTGTTTGTATCCCTCCTCGAGCCGGAGTCCTGGAGCTTTCTCGAAGTACAGGCCGAGAAGCTCGAACTCCCGCTGGACAGTGTTCCCCGTGACCTTCTCGATCTTGGCGGCCCGGCGCGGGTCGATGAGTCGACGCATAGCCGCACCACCGGAGAGCATCTCATGAGACCGGATTGTCTCCGCGGTCTGCTTGAAGGCCCCTTTTGTCGTCCAGTCCATGACCTCGTCGTAGACTACCGCCGACATCCCGTTCGGCT